ATACCGGATTAAAGAGTTGTTGTTTTAACTTTGGGGGAAGTATCTCATCCAGATTAGGCATGTTGGAAGCCTGTAGAATAGTTCGACTCAGTGCTTCCATATTGAACAAGCCGGGAGGGGATTGCTGTGCCATTTGCATAGCCATTTGTGCAATCATAAGGCGGTGAGCATTGGATGGAATATTAGGATCGCTAACGGGGATAACGTCCACTCTTCCATCAAAATCAGATTTAAATATATTCCGATTTTCAAATGGCACATCATAGGGATACTCACTTGGTAGATAATCGTAGTCGATTCTAGCCAAGATCCTAAATTCATCTCTTTGAGCTTTATGCAATCGCTTGTGGATTGCCGAGAAGAATTTACTGGATGCTTCCAGTAGTGCCATTGTTGTACCTACAGGACCATATGAAGATGCTTCCGATACAATTTGTTCTGTACTGTCGGCAAACTTCTGACCTGCTGCTGTAACAAAACCTAACATTTGAAACAGTGTCGAGGAAGGCTCTTTGTAGGGGAGAGGAACGATAGCCTTCGCCAAGTCAACTCCTGTAGATTCAACTTCTTTAAACTCACCGGGACTGATAGGATCATTGTCACCAACCATCCTAACACCCTTGGCCTTAAATCCTCCCGGCAGGTTCGCAAATTGACCTGCATCAATGAGGCTTCTCATTGCTGCTGTTGCACTCATGGTTAGATTACCAAGAAAATGCATCAGGCCAAATCCATAGAAACCAAACCCCGGTACGAATCTGTAATGGACAAAGTGACTTATCTTTTCCTTATTCGGATCATCAGGTTTATAGTTTCTACGAATACACAAAACTTTTCGTGATTGTTCTTCTACTGTTACGATATAGGGAAGTGCTATTCCCTCTTCTGATTCTGGTTCATTTAATTCCAGATAACAATGTTGTTCAAGTAAAACATATTGTGGGTCTGCATCTCCAGTTGGAGAGAACCCAAGTATGGTATCCATCTTTGAGGCAAAAGCCGTTGGTTCTGGATTTGTAGCTTCTGGTAATTCCGTATCAGAATATATTCCTGAACGAATATCCTTTGCCATGTCAATAGGACTACGATAGATTACATGAGTATATCTATCAGCTTTACGTAAGTTACTTGCATAATAAGATACATAGAATTGATCAATGGGAACAAATTCAGATACAGGACGTTTCAGATTTGCATCGTAGTATATTTTTTTGAATGCTGATCCGATTAGTGGAAGATGGAATAGCATCTTCTCAAATTCGTCAAAGTACTCTGGCATCTGTTCTGTGAGCTGATAGTTCATAAAGTTCTTAACTCTATTCGCTTGACTCTCACGTTTGGGATTAGACTTGCCAAGTATCTGAGTTTTAATCGGGCCTCCCGATGGGAACAATTCTTGTGATGCTTTACTCTGGAATTTAACTGCTGACTCTACAAGTAGCGGATGAACAGCAGTACAGGCACCTTCAAATGGTTCTGAAGATTCCTGAATCTTTAAACCTAACAGGTCAAAGCCTCGCTCAAACATAGACTCCCACTCTTGACGGGAGTTCTTGTCTGCGTCATAGTTGTTATATACGTCATTGGCGATTTCATTTAATTGACCATCATCAATCTTTTCCGCCAGATTTCCATACCACTCCTTAATGGGAGCTTCCGCTTCCATTTCTATGGTACGGGTAAAATCAACTATTACCCCACCATCAGGTTCAACTTCAAATGTTGCTTCTTGTTCCTCACTAACCTCAACAGGATTTAGTGGAACAACATTTGAAATTTCCTGTGGTATCTTCTCAAATGGATTTCGTTCTGTAGCCATTATATTGCTTTCATATTATATGTATAAGGATTACGTTCCACTACGGAACCACCTTGTTTATATAGCATAGATGTTCCAAATTTAGGATTTCTAGCTAATACTAACGGTCCTACTTGTATTACTTCTGATGCTGATTCAATTGGTGTTTCTTTACCAATTATTTCTCCTGCTTGCTTAAAGACTTCTCTTGTATAAAAATGTCCATGTCTTCTTGGATCATATCCTATTTGAACCCATTCAGGATTATCTATTAAATCTTCTACTTTTGGAATTAATGTATCTGGATCATGGTTCTTCCAGCCACCTCGCATTACTGCAAAAGGTGATTTACTAAAAAGTTCACCTTTAGCATTTCTTTGCCCTGCTCCAACTTTATATGCTAAATTTGTTTTAGGTATAAATGTAACATCTGTTAAGTATGCTGTTTGTCCATAAATTTTTCCTGCACCTTTAGCTTTTTTTCCTCTTAATAAAGTAGTTATCCATTTATTAAATCTTTCATAAGCAGGAATATCTAATCGAGACTCAATTATTTCTCCTTCGTTTATTCCTGTTGTATCATATAGAACTCCAGCTTTCTTCTGTTTTATTTTTGTACGTTGATCCTCTTTTAAAGCCAAAGGTATTTCTTTTCTTGAAGGTATTCTTCCCTTTTCAAACATTTCTCTATAATCTTGTTTGGAAAATCGGTTTATAGGTTTTAACTGATCAACTAATTCATTATACTTTTCTTGTGACCATCTTCCTTCGCCTCGTAGGGTGACACCTCTTCGTAATTTTACTAAATCATGTCCTTCTACTTCTTTATATCTTTTTGGATCTGCGGGATCAGGCTCATTAATTTTTTGCCATTGTTTAATTTCAGGATCAGTTAAATTTTTAAGTTCTTTTGTAGCTACGTTTTTATTTACTTTTGGAATATGTGTAAGTATAGGGTCATCTACAATTTTTTGACGAACTTTAGGAATTGCTCGTCGAATACCTTTCGTTAATAATGATGTTAATCCAGCAACCATAAATTTCCCCTATTTATATACCCTATTCTTTTATTATACACCTAAGTTCTCCAATATGCAACCCTTTTTTCTCTTCTAGGTTTATCTTCCCATTCTGGATCTTCAGGATGTGTCAGATGCCACGACTCTCTCATGAAATGTATTGCCATTGTAAGTGCATCCACCTGATCATCATGAGCTGCATTGGGAAACTGTATTAGCTCTTCCAGTAGATCATCTGCCCATTTCTTATTCTTGGGTATCCATACCTTTCCTGATTCCATCATAGGCGATGCAGCATAGACACGACTTACCTTATCACGATCTGGTAGATATTCTCTTACTGGTAGTCCACTTCTTCGCATATCCTGTATTAGCGACTGACCACTTGCCTTCTTTTCTATGATACATACGTCTGGTTTAAATTCCTTGAAGAGTATTTGGGACATTCTACGTAATTCTGGATATTCAAAGCGACCTTTTATATTTCCAAGGAGTATCAGATTGGATGCGTAGTTTTCCCTGCCATCTTCATCTTGATCGTACATGGAGAATATACCCCACGTTTGAATTACACTAAAATCAGCCGTAGTTCTCGTAGAAAAGGCCGTATCGTATGTTTGTAGTATGAAATCACATGTCGGAGGATCTTCATATTCCCACCATTTTATCCATTTCTTCTTTATTAGCCCACCTTCTTCTGGAGTCGGGTTCTGCATATACAAAGCATTCCAGTATCTGGCTCCATTTGAGGCTTTAATTTCATTCTCATCTATCTGTAGTATGTGATCTGGCTTCCATTCTGGAAAATAAGAAGATCCTACAGGTAGCTTCAGTAATTCTGCTGCTTCATCATCCAGCCATGCCGGGATTCTGACTACTTCCCACGGAATAGTTTCATATTCGCTCATTTCCTCCTGCTGTTTCAGGAGCCAACCACACAGATCATCATAATGGTATCGAGTATTGATTATGAGTATGGCTCCATTGGGCATAATACGGGTACGTAGGCCAGCAGGATACCATTCTTTTACATATCTACGACCAGCTTCAGAATATGAGTCCTCTTCAGACATCACATCGTCAAGAATGGCTATATTAGCCCCTCGTCCTGCAATTTGACTACGGACTCCGGCTGCATAGTACGTGCCGCCCTGATTCGTCTTCCACTTTCCTGCTGCTCGCACGTCTGTTCGTAGAGAAACACCCTTGAAAATGTTCTGAAACTC